AGAGTACCCGCCCGCGAGGATATTTTGCCCCGCCACTTAGCACCTTTGTGTTCTCGGAGGTTAGGCCGTTTTCCTTCATCGGCGACAACGCCCGCTCTGCAATATGAGCGCTGTCATAGCCCGCCCCAACCGACTCATTTATTAAGGCGTAAGAATAAGCCGCATCCCCGTCGCCCGCCTCGATACTCAAAACCGTTTCTGCTCCGCTTCTCGATTGCTTTACGCTGATTAGGTTGCCGTCAAAAATTGCGGAATAGTTTTCAGCATAACCAGCTTGGAGGACGATTCTTGTTAATTCTCCGTTCACTAGTCTGGAGGCGGTTGTTTGCGACAGGTTGTAAATATCAATTTTTGCTGTGTTGGGATTTTCTGCCGCGGTCTTTTCTACTGTAAACACGACGCGGAAGCCTGAAAGGTCAAGCCCCTGATTTGAGGAGTCGGCAACAAGAAGCCCGATTTTGCGTCCGAAGTTTTTCATTAGTCAATAACCGCCACCAAGTGCGCGTCTGTCCCGAGGTTGCTCTCTGTCGGGTCAGCCTCGCTCTTTCCGTCGGTAATGGCGAAAAGTTTAAAACCGAGATTTAAATGCCCGTACTGTTCAAGAAGGTTAACCCCCGCAACAAGTGCCAAATTAAGAATAAGCCACTCATCATTACTAGTTCCAAGGTCGAGCGTCCAAGCGCCAAGCGGCTTATTCCAGTGCGTTCGAAAAGTGTAAAGCGTTCCCGCCAACTCTAGATTAAATTCTTCCGCATAAGCATTAAGCGGAATTTCATAAACTGTACTCATCTGCCAATTATCGTGTTAACAGTTTTTGTGATTATGGAGTCATCACTTACCGCTTTCGGTTGCTTTGTTCCATTTTGCGAAGTGCTCCCTGTAACATTGGCGCTCTTTTGCCGTGCCCGAGGTGGAAGCGTCGTAGTAACCGCCTCGGTAATGGTAATTTCCTGCATAGTCAGCGAGCACCGCAACACGCGCCCCGTGTGCGAATCTGTTGTTGCCGATAAACCAGTAAGGACGAGATTTTCGTAATTCCTTAGTCCTGTTGTTGCTTCGAAAGGCGTGCCCGAGGTCAGCAAGTCATGGAGGCGAGTATAGGTATCCTGCGGGGATGACCTTTCATTAAATAGCAAGTCCCAAGTAAGAACATCAGGATTTTTAATTATATGGTCTGTTCCCTGTGTTCCGTTCTCAATCGGATATTGCGTCGGTGTTACGCTCGCCGAGTGGGACTCGGAGACAGAGCAAAAATCCGAAAATTCGCTAAAGGTGCGTGACGGGTTAACCCGCAAAACACTGCCGATTAGCGTTCCGATTAACCCTGTCGCTTGCGTCTGTAATATGCTACTCATTTAATACCCAAGCCCCGCCATTCCATAGGCTGGGCGTCCGATAGTCTTGTTGGAAATATTCGAGGCGTCATCCGAACTCGGAACATTGAACACCTGATTTATTGTGTTCGTCGTGTTCGTTGTCCGCTGGTTATTTGCAACGGTTGCGGGAGCAATGTTTTTATCAGGCGTCACGTCCTGACCTTTATTGCCGAACCCAAGAAAATTAGTTACGGAATCCCAAGCGCCCGAAACCTTGTTCTTTACCGCATCTTTCATTTCCGCTCCGAGGTTCTTAATCCGGTTCATTACATCGTCGAACCAAGAAATAAAGGACTTCAGCATATCGGAAAGCGCAGTAGAAAATCCCGTTTTTACGTTTTCCCAAGCCGCGAGAAAATCAGCTTTTAATCCGTCTAATTTTTCGGAATATTCTGCCTTTAATTTTTCCCAAGCCTCAAGGAAGCCGCTCCAGTCGCCTGTAAATATTCCTTTTACATAACCGACATAAAGATTAATCTCATTTTCGAACCGCTTAAATGTCGCCTTCGCAACTTCGGACAAGGTTGCAATTCCCGCCTTTACCTTTTCGATAGTGTCAATGAACGGTTGCCAATTAAAGAATGAACGCCCGCCACGCTTAAAGGTTTCAAAGTCATCCATTAACAGCCCGATTGCTGTTCCGACCGCCCCGATGAGCATTATTACTTTGCCCAAAGGTGAAGCGCTGAACACGGTATTAAGGACTTTCCAAGCAATGGCAACGCCAGCAACAACAAGCGGCAACTTACCGAGCCGGGTAATCAACTCGCCCACGGTTTTCATAAAGCCCTGAATGAGATAAGCACCGACTTTAAAGACCTTCACGAGCGGGTCAATAAATGCTCGGATTAAGTCTAAGTTCGAATTAATCCAGCGCCCGACCTGATTAATCGCCTCTGTTATCGGGGGCATAATCCGAACAAGGAAGGCGGTGGAAATATCTCCGAAAGATTTCCGCATTCCTCGCAGTGCGTCATTAAATGCCGCGCCCTGCTCTGCCGCCTCGTCTACATTTATCCCGAGCGCTTTATTTCGCTTGTCATACTCGGCAATAATTTCCGAAGTATCAGAAGTGAGCAATCCAACGAGGGACTTATCCATCCCGAGGCGCTGAATGTAGGCTACCTGCTCTGCTCGCGATAAGCCTTGTATTTTTCCCTGCACTTCGCCAATGACTTGGGATAAGGACTTAACAGAGCCGTCGGAGTTTTTCGCTTTAAGGCCGAAGTCCTCAAAGACCTTAGCACCGCGCCCGATGCCTTTTGCCGCTTGCCCGATTGTGGAGGACAAAGATTCAAAGGAAGCCTGAGCCGCCTCCGCTGAACTGCCCGTAAACTCTGCAACGTAAGAAAGGCGGTCAAGCTCAGAAGCGGTTGCCGTGCCTACTCGGCTTGCAATGTCGCCAAGAGCATTAAATCGGTCTGCCGTCTTCTGTAAAGCAATAGAAAGAGCGCCCGCGGCAAGGGCTCCTCCCGCGAGTTTTACCATGCCGCGGATTTTGTCCGCGGTATTGTCTACGGCTTTTCCCGCATCGGAAAAACTCTTTTTGTCAACAAGAGCACCGATTTTTACACAGAACTCTTCAAGGATATTTGCCGCCATTTTAGTTACTCGGAGGAGGAGGGTTCAAGGCGAGCATAACCCGCCTTTCGTTTTCATCATTGAGTGTAATGGCGATATTAAGCAACTCAATATCGCCCAAGTCCACTTCCCCGTTCAACAAACTTTCATATTGCAAAAACCCGCGCAAGACGGGGCGCATTAAATTGTTGAACGGGATATTCTCGAATTTAACTCCTTTTAACCGCTCGTCTTTTTGTTCGAAATTCGGGCAAACAAATTGAGAGCGGACGTAAAAAGATTAGAGAAATTAAAGCGGAAAACCTCAACGGCAATTTCCCAACAGTAGGCAATATCATCCAAATCTGCGGTCATAATCGTGGTCTTTCCGTTCGCAGTTCCAACAAGCGGCATTTCAATTCCAGCCGCCTTAATCTTTACGCAATTCTGAGAAAGGAGAATTTCAAAAAGAAACTTCTGAATCGCCTCGGGTGAAAGATTTTTTTGAAGCATTGCAGGGAACTTCGCAATAATTTCCTCATTGGATGCTCCTTTTTGGAAACACTCGCCAAGGGTGGCGGCAATCGGCAGAATGTACCGATTAAAAATCGTCTGCTGTTCGATTGCCCCCAACTTGTAAAGCGTGAGATTAATTCCGTTTACTGTGATTTCCTTGGTTTTCATTCTTTAGGCCGCCTGTCTGGTAATCGAGCCACAGGAGAGCGTAACGGTTACAACGTTGTTGCCGCTCTTGCTGATTTGTTCACCCGAGATGCTCTGGATAGCAACGTCCGAGCCGACCCAGTTGCGGTTGAGGTCTCTATCCGTAATAGTGATAGAGTCTTGCCCCTTCGAGCCGGTTGCCCGCTGTGTGTTCTGCAAAGTAATGAAGAAGGCATAAGCGTCGGAATACGGCATAAGTTCCACCGTAATCGTGCCGTGGGAGCTCATATACTCTGTCCACATGGAAGTGCCGTCACCGCCAACAACGCGTTCGCCAAAATCCTCTGCGAACTCAATCGTAACACCGTTTTCGGAAATTCCATTTTTCAGGTCGAAGGAAACTCCACCGTAAACCGCATAAGAGGCGGAACAATGAGCAAGAGAAAAAGCCTTTTTTGTCATGGTTGTTTAGTCCTTTTAGCGGTTAACGTTCACAGTAATATCCACGTCGTGGATTGCTCCCGCCAACTTAATGGCGCATTGGATGGCTGGGGCGTGACGCGCTTCCCGCTCGCTCTGCAACTGGTCGTCAATGCTTTCCGCATAAATGTAATAACCCGTGTCGAGATAATCTCCCTCTGCCAAGTCTCCGAATCCGTCCGAGTTCCAAGTGCCCGCGGCAACAAGCCCGTTGTTTACCGCAACATTAAGCGTGTTGGCAATGCGGGAAATAATCATGTTTACACCGTCGTTAGTCTGAGGGATTTTCGTCTTAGACTGATAAAGAAGGTTGTAAACCTCAGTCTGAATAGCATTTTGAAGCCAATCTGTTCCGTGACGTTCATCTGCCCACATACCCGATGCCATAACACCTTGTTCAATAATATAGGTGTCGTTTTCGTACATAGCGTAAACATTAATGTTACGCGCCTCCAAGTTCGTGACTTCCGTTGTGGTAAGTGCGGAGGGCTGAATACTCGGGGCTTGTTTGAACTTAAGGGTGAGCGTAGTGCGGGAGCCGTAAAAGTTAACCGAGAACATCCGACCGAGAGCAGACACGCCAAAATACTTATTCAGAGCATAAGCGGAATCCTCTGCGTTGTAATCTGCGTAGAAAACAATGGTGCGGGTATAACTGCCGCGCTTCAGCTTGCTTGCCAAGTCTACGGAGTTTTCAGAATAAACAGAATCGGAAATTCCTTTCTTGTCCGTAAGTGTAATCCCGAAAATATGAGAATCGGAGGACGCTTCGATTAATTGGGCAATCTGGAAATAATCATCATCCGGAACTGTTTCAGAAAGAGCAAGGGCAAGCCCGTAAAAGTTCCGTCCGTAATCTGCCAACAGCTTGGAAACAGTTTCCGCAAGGGTTGCCGTCTTAGCTTTATTTGCAACAAGCAGGGTCTTGGGTTTCGGAGACTGACCGAAATAGGCTTGTGCCGCGAGGGATTCGGGTGCGTCTGTTCCAAAGTCTGTAATAACATCGTCGGAGGAGTTGTAGGTTCGGTATGCTTCGCTTTCGCCTAATACTTCCGCGGTATCTCCGATAATCAAGAGTGTGCCGAATCCTCGGATTGATGCCGCCACGGGCGAAAACACCATGGAAACATTTACAACCCGATTGAGGTTCAAAGTAGACATTTAAAAGTTCCTATTGGTTGAAAATGAGTTTCGGCTTCGCGTCGGTAATCTTTCTTACTGCCCACTCTCTGCCGTAACGATAATTAAAATTTAATTGAACGTCTGCCCTTAGTCGGAGTTGATTTCCGACCTGTTCCGTTAGGATGGCTTGCAATGTTCCATCAATCCAACCTAAGCCCATATTGGAGAGTTCTGCGGTATTCTGTTCCAAGTCCCCCGCGTCAATCAGTCGCAGGGCTATTTCTCGGGCGGAATCCCCATAGATAGCAATGGAACATACAACCGTCCCGAAACATTCTGTATTAGCGGAATCCTCGGATTGTCGATTGTTTACACCCGAGCGGGAAAACTGTTCGAACTGAAAATAAACCTCGTTGCAACAATCGGAGGATTTCACCCGAGCGGATTTAAAGTTAGGATGCACCCTGTACGGTGATACTCCGACGGCAACGGCTAGCCATGATTGGAATCTATCATCGAAATCAGCCGAAAGAATATCCGACGCCTCGGAATCAAGGAAACCTTTTTTAGTGGTATCTGTCATTGTTGGAAACTCGGGTAATCAGGGCTTGGCAATAAGCCCCTGTGGGCAGATAGTCGGAGACTTGGATAACATCGTAAGTCCGCCCATTAAAAAATATGGTATCCGCTAGGCGATTCTCGAATCCAACCGATAGGCGTTCGCGGGTATAGATGGATAGCGTTTCCGTTAACCGTCCTGCCGTCAATCCCTGCAATGCTGATAATTCGTCGGGGGTTGCGGGTTGGATAACCGCAAGAATTTCCTTATCCTCGAATGTTCGGGACTCCCTGCCGTCGGGATTATGTTTAATCCAATTCTTTCTTACCGTACAGGTTACGGAAAAATGTTTGTCCCCGATTAATTGGCTTAAATTAATCATCGTCGAAATTATCTATTTTGTAGTGGATTGAGTTCAACAATTGCCCCGTTCGGATAAGCGCCTTAGTGCCTTTAAACCCTTCCATTGCGCGGTACTCCAACGTTTTAGGGGATAGTGATTGAAAATTTACCTGATTCACTATGTTAGCCTTGGCGCTGTCCCGAACTGTTTTCCCAACCTCTCCGAGCGCAATACGCAATCCGTGTTTGCGCCCGAGAATTTCATCCTCTACCCCGTCGGCAAGCCGCGAGGAAATAAATTCCTGATTTGCCAACATTGCTGGGCGTAAGAAAGGTCGGGCGGGAATATGGTTTTCAGGTGAACCGTTCTCGTTTATGTAACCAATATATGAATTGGTCATCAGCTCATTCTTTCGGGCGGTCTTGTTTTCAAGGATGCCGACCTTCACCTTTTGCCGTCGGATGGCATCGAGGCGTCGGGTCAGCTCCTTAATCGCACCTTCATTCTTTCGGATAAATTCTACGGGCATACCGCACGCCCGAGGGTGACGAATGGCATTCTTCGGTATTGCCGCATCATGCCCCATAGAAGCCGCCCATAAGGAGTGGCGTTCCAATAACCCGCATCGGTCTCAGAAACAGAGCCGGAGTCGAAAGAAACGGAGGCCGTGCCGACCGACTTAGAGGCGACAGCGCCCGAGGAAATTTCCGCTACGGAAGCCGACTCCGAGTCATTAGAAGTTCCGTTGTTCAGAACCACCAATAAATGCGCGGTGTAAAGTCCGCGGGCATATTCTGTCTGATTTCCGAAGCGTCCCGCGGTTATGGCGTCGGAAGCCATATCTAAAAAGAAATTTACGCGAGGAATCGGGTAAGTTTCAAACTCTGGAAAAATCTCCAAAAATTCGCTCATTGTCATAAGAGGGGACGCTCCGAAAATCAATTAAAGCCCGTCAACATAGAACAGCGTTTCGGGGCGTCTGAGCTGAAGTTCAGCAAGTCGCCACATATAGGCCGCGCAGTAATTCAAACCGCGGTCATATGTCTTTTCTCGCCAGAGGGAGCGAATATGATAATTTACATATCGCTTATCGGGAGTGTAGAACAACACGCGGTCTTTCTTGCCCGTACCAATGCCCGCCAATTCCTTGACTTCCAGCACCTTCATAGAGCCGTTCTGAATACGACCGAGGGAGTTGTTCTCGATGTAGTCAATCATGGAATAACGCTTGTCGTAAGGAGCCTTAAGGCTGAAGAGTTTTACGTAAACATCGGGAGAGACAAGCATTCGGGACGGAGTGAGCACATTAGCCGCGTTCTTGCGGGCGGCTTGGAACTGCTTATCAATTTCCGCAACAACCGCGTCCCAATCTGCCGCATCATCGGACAGAACGCCAGCGCCCTTTACTGTTTCCACCTTGTTGGTGGAATTAAGCAGACCGCCAATGTTTTTAGCGGAATCACCGAGGTAACCGACTTCCTGCGCCTCCTGCTGGAAGATGTCGTTAATTACTTCGACCTGTTCGGTATCGAAGGCAATGTTGCCTGCTTCGGCATACTGTTCGAGTTCCATGGAACTCCATTTTGCTTCGCGCCCTGCCGTGTAAACGGTAACAGCGCCAGCGGACATTGCGACATCAACGCCCTTAAGGTCGTCTGCGTGTTCGCCAACCCAAGAGCGACCGCCCACTTCTTTAGTGCCCTGACCGATACCGACAATGCTCGTAAGAGCGAGGGCGCGGACGGTCTTGGAGAGGTCATCCGTAAACGGAATATCACGCGTCCAAGTAAAGTCCTGAAGGGGACGGATGATTTCGGAATCCACCTGAGTGAGGCGGGAGTCGAAAACGGAAAGAATCTGTTCTTTACTGAGTGCCATTTTAAAAATCCTTTATTTGTTTTTTTACGGAAGGTAGGTTACAACCTGAACCTCGGCAACACCGTCTGCCGTTCCGTTCGTAGCGAACACGGCACGGACTTTTACGCCAGTGGATTCAGAAGTAAACACCTGCTTGGTAGCGTCGAAGTACACGCCCTTGCCGCGGACTGCGGTTGTGCCTTCTGCAACGGGAACCTGAATGTAACCTTCAGAAAGAGCGCCAACGTCGCGGGGATAGGACTTGAAACCGAAGTCAACAGAGTCACGCACGAGGATACCAATAAGCGCTTCGGGCGCGTCGGTTGCTTCGATTACCTTGGCAACGCCATCCACTTCCTTGACAGGCAAGCCGGCGGAAATTTCTTCCGCAAGGGTGACCGTCTTAACTACTGCACCGCTCTGAGTAACTGCACCTGCAATACCCGCGAGCTGTCGATAATTTGCTTTTGCCATTTAAATAGCTCCGAAAATTAGAATTAAATTATTTCCACAACTGAGAAGCCCGAGCCGCGAAAGTGTCGGCAACAACGGGGGCAGAATCATTTTTAACCGTCTGAGTCTGCTGTTTGCCCTTTGTGCGAACGAACGAGGCACAAGCCTTAAGGAGAGCGGGGGCGGAATCATTCTTAATGCCGCCCATGCCGTCAATAAAGCTCTTTCCTTCGGGCTTCTTGTAAAACTCAGACAGAGCCGCAACCGCCAAGTTTGGCGTATCACTTGCAACGTTCGGGGCAACATCTGCCGCGTCATTCTTAATGCAAGAGTCGGCTTTTTCTTCAGCGGGAGGCGTGCTTCCGCTCTTAAGTTTCTGAATAATCAGTTCCGCGATTTCTTCTGCGGTCGGGAATTTTGCCGCGGGCGTTTCAGCCTCTGCCGCATCTTCCTTTTCTTCCGCCTTTTCTGCCTCCGGTTCAGGCTCTGCGGCTTTTTCCGTTTCAGGCTCTGCCGCGGGCTTTTCTTCCGTCGGTTCTGCGTCTGCGACTGTTTCCGCCTCGGCCTCTGGCTTATTCACCAAGGCTTCAAGTGCCGCAACCCGCTCTGTCAGTTGGGTTACAACCGCAAGCAGGTCAGGGGAAGCGGTTTCCGCATCTGTCTTTTCCGTCGGGGCTTCTGCGGCTTCTTCCTTTTTAGTTTCGTCCATTTTTCCACCTATGTCTGGGAGAGAGTCGCAGAGGATGCAAGCCGCATCCCGCCCTCTCGGGACTATTGCAACGTGATTACCAATCAGAGTTTTTTCTACTCCTATCCCTCCGCCCACGTCGTTGGCGTCCGAGGAAAATCCCGCGGAAAGCGCCTCGCACTCACCGCTTAAAACTTTTTCAATGGTTTCTTTATCAAAAATCAGAACATCGGCAACAAGTGCGTTTTCCTGTTCGCCTTCGCCCTTGCGGACATTCATAAGATTGCCGACCGCCTCCGTTCGCCAATTATCCAAGCCCACCACTTTTTCTTGCGGGTGCTCCAAGGTTACTGGCTTGCCCTCGAACGAGGCGAGCGTCTCGGGCGCAAAAAGAACAGATTTGTCCCGCAGTAGGATTACTTGCCCTCCTGCGTTCGGCTTAATGCCCTGAACCTCTTCAGCGTTATAAGTCCGTGCGCCCGCTGTGGCGATTACCGCGTTCTCGCATAGCAAAAACCGCTCGCGAGTTAAGGAGCGGTGCGGCGACAATTTAAATGTTGCGTCGTACATAATCAATGTCTATATTTCTTTGAATCCTGCGGCAGAAGCGGCTCTGCGTAACAGCGGCAGTTGTAAGTCTGCCCTGCGTTGTAAAATTTCCCGCTTTCTACCTCGGGCGGGTTGTCGAAGTCGCACACCCTGCCTTCCATTGCGGCATGAGACTCCCGCACAACCTCATCTTTTACCGTCCGCCAAATGTATTGTTTGATTCCGAGGCTCGCGGCTTGCGCCTGTACCAATAGCGATTGAGTTTTAGCAACCTCGGTGCGGGCTAATCTGCGGGCGGCATATTCAGGGTATCCTTCTTGTAATCCCTGCAACTTTCGGATTAAGGTTTCCGCTCGCTCGCCCGTCTCCATTGTCGCCCTGTGCGCCATAGACTGAGCAACCGTTGCCGCATCCCTCGGGAGCGTAACGATTAAATCAACCTGCTGGGATAAAAGCATCCGGATTTTGTTCTGAATAACGGGGTTCTGCGGGTCTATTGTTAGCCCCTGCTTTTTCCAGTCGGCAGAAAGTGCTTTGTTCTGCCGCTGTAGCATTGCCGACCAATAAACGTTTGCCCACGTGCCGAGCGTCTGCCCGTACTTTTCCAAGTCCGCAGATAACTGCTCGGGGTCATCAATAGAACCGTCGGGGCGAATATGGAAAGTGATTATGCTCTGAATAATTTTCCCTATTCGTGCGTAGTGCTTTCCGACATCCCTTCTGTATGTTGCCTCATGGTTAAACTTCGGCATTTTGTGCCATTTCCGTTAATTGCCCGAAAATATCGTCAGCATCTGGGACTGGTTCGGTCTTAAGATATTCCCTGTCCGACTCGTCGATGGTGGCAAAAATACCCGTCGTCTCGCCCAGCTTGGAAATTTCCTCAAGGGCGCGTGCGTCGTTAATAATTCCGCTCTCCCGCACGGCAAGAATAGAATCTACTGCGACCTTTGCCGCATTTACCTTGTCCGAAAAAGAGGCTTCTCTTTGCGGGAAGAAATCGAAGTCTAGGTCTTCAATGCCGAAGCCGTTAGATTGCAAGACAAGAGAAGCGATGCGATAAATCGGCTCGCGGAGGCTTTCCTCTTGTTCCGCCAGCAAGTCTGCGTTGTAATTCTCGATATCAGCGTCACCTGTACTAAAACCGCTCGGGGACATTCCGAAAAGTTTTACAAGCGGATAGTGCGTTGCCCCCGCTACCTGCTCCGAGAAGGTCATAAGCACATCACGGATACCAGCGAAAGAGTAAGACTGCGTAAGGAAGGTATCTTCCGAGTCCCCGATTGTCAGCCCCGAAATATTCTGAACCGAATTAACCATTGAGGCGTATTTTCCGACGTTGTAGGCGTCATCGTCCGAGTTCTGAAGGCTCTGGCGAAAATCTTTTAATCCCATCCATCGGAGGTAACACCTCTTCATTAATTCAACCGCCCCCTCGATGGAATTGTCATATTGCTTAATTGCGGTGTCTGCCGCCTCGATTACCGAGCGCCCCCAAAAATCATTAGAGGAGGCGACATCGTGCGTCGTGCGGTTTCCGATAAAGCGGATACACCGAGAAGCATCTAGATTAAATGTTTCTTGGTAACTTCTTGGGGATACCGAATATCGGAGCGGAATGCCGTGGCGGATTGTCCCGAGGTCTGGGCGGGCTTCCGTTCGGTCGAACACTTCGAGGCGTTCTAACGTCCCGTTCGGGTTCAATGGCGCATCGGGCGCATTGTCAATCATTCCGAACATGACAAGCGAGCCACCATAAAGCCGCGCCCACGTAACTGCTTCGGTTAATGCTCCCCAAACTTTAAGGCGCTTAAATTCTTTTTCGAGAAACTCCGCCTTATCTTGGGAGCACTTCCAAATAACGCCTTTTGCGGTCATGTCCTTGGCGAAGCCTTCGCAGATTCTCCGAACAATCCAGTTGTTGGAAAATCGCTTTCCAAGTGCGGCTTCGGAGACTCCCCGCGGTTCGCTGTTAAGCGAATCAACATTAAAGCCGCCCAAATAAGCGTTGGCGCTGTCGGTTAAAACAATTTGTCCCATCTTATCGTGTTTCCTGTCAGCAAGTGGGCGACTCCGTACCGGAGGGCGTCCGCACCGTGGCTGTATTCGTGTTCTGGTTTATCCGTCGGCTTTCCGTCTTTATCTGTTGCCCAGACATAAGAGGTAATTTCATTAAAGAACTCTTGGCAGTCAATATCTACGAGGATTTTGTACGCCTGAATCTGCTGTATGCCGTGGCGAACGCTGTCAGCGCCCTTCGGCGCGGCAACCGCATTAATGCCGTATTTATTTAACTCGGCAATAGATTTTGGTTCTGCCGCATCACAAGCAACTCTCTCCCGCTTTATGCCGACGCGCTTTAATTCCTCGGCAATATCATCATTAGTAATCCCGCGTCTGTAGAAAGAGCGAGTTACATAGATTATTTTCTCTTTCTGATTAACGAATCCGCCTACATAAGCGGTCGGGTCGGTATAACCGAAGTCGAGCCCGTGGAACGCAATGTTCTCTCTGTCTCGGAGTAACTCCGACTGATTGAGCTCGGCTTGCTCCACTCGGTCATAAATGCGCCCTTCCGATATGCCCCAGTCGCCAAGCCCTTCCACCCGATAGCGTTTCGGGTGATTGACCTTCATGTCCTCGAATATTCGACGGTCGGCATCGTCTAACCACTCGTTGCAACGGTAATCGGTGGTTAGGGCAAGGATGTTGTCCGAGCTGTTATCAAAGAAGCGGGCTTTGCCCCACCAAGTGTCGCTCCAAGGATTCAGCGTCAAGATTACCTGCTTATATAAGCCTTCAGGGACTTGACCTCGGATTGACATATCCAGCTTGTTGAATTCGTCTTCCGATTGAATCTGATACGCCTCCTCAATCCACACGAAGCATAGAACACCGTTCGTAACTGAGATGGAGGTAATCTTCTGCGCGTCATCCAAGCCGCGGAAAAGGATTTTTTGCCCCGTTTCGTGCTTTGTAATTTCGAGGGGCGAAAGTGTTGCGGTGAATTGGTTTTCAACCCCGAGGCGATGAATTGCCCAAAGCAAGTCAGCGTAACAACTATTGCGAAGTGTACGTTCGAAGCGCCGGACTATAAGCGCGTTCGCCTGTGGGTGTTCCAGCAGGGCGCAGATAATCCGAAGCGCAGTAGTCTTTGACTTCTTGGAGGCTCGCCCGCCCTTTACGCAGATATAGCGCCCTTTGTAATTCCAGAATTTTGCATAGCCGCCCCCGACAATTTCAGAAAGTTTTACCGAGGGCATTCTTCGCTTAATCCTTTAAATCGTTAATAAAGACATTCTGAATCTTAACAGGCTGTCCGTCTTCGCCTGTCAGTTCAACCTTAGACTTTTCACTCCAGCCGCCTTGGGTCTTAAGGAAGAACATCATGCAAGCATTATCTCCCGCGCTCGCTTTTTCGTACAACTTATTTGCAATGTAGGCAATTCCCCTGTTCCTGCCGTTTTTAATTGCCTCTGCAAATTCTTTAGTTTCCCGCTTTCTGTTGTACAGAGTCGATTCTGAAATTCCAAGCTGTAAAGCGATTTGCGCCTGCGACAATCCCCGAGATGCGAGCAGTTCAACCTTTTTCAGGTCTACTTTAATCTTGGGTTTTG